ACCCGTGGCGGTGAATGGGATGACGAAGGCAACGAGATCACACCGCCCACCGTGCTTGACGGCTGGCACGTGAACTACCAAGGGTCACTACCGGATGGCTGGGAGCAGTATGTGGTGACTCCACAGCAGCCAGTTAGGGTGTGGGCATGAGCGTTCAACCCGGCCAGTACAACATCACCGATCTGCAGCGCCGGGCTGATTACGACCTGCAGCTGCAGTTCAAAGACAGCAACGGCGTCGGTATCAACCTGACCGGTTGGACTGCCTACGCGCAGGTATGGAATCAAGAGCGCACAACGAAATACGCTGACTTTAATGTTACCTACACCAATCGCGCAGCCGGGCAAATCAAGATTGCGCTGACCGATACGCAGACCGCTGCATTTCCAAATGAGGCTTTCTATGATGTATTACTAGAAGACAGCAGTGGGCTTCGCAATTATTACCTAGAAGGCATCGTCTACGTGTCCGAGGGCTACACTGCACCATGACTACCGTTACCGTCAACACCACAACCAATGAGGTTGCAGTAACCACACCAGGACCAGCGGGGCCATCAGGTGCCGCCGCAGTAATGGCACGCGGTCAAGCCAGCAAGATGGATGCTGGCACTATTGATATCACCACCCAAGGCGTTTACGTCTCAACCGGGCTAACCGCTACGCTAGACGCCAGCACTGCATCGGGCATGGCACTTGGCACTACGGATGCGTTTGGGCTGAAGAATACTAGCGGCAGCACCAAGCTGTTCCGCTTCTATGGCAGCATTGATGCGGCAGATGGTAACAACAACACATTTGGAGTTAAGCTAGCCAAAAACGGCACTGCAATTGATCAGACAGAATGTCGTGCATTCACGGGTAGCGGCAATCAAGAGGCTAAGCTGGTCACTAGCTGGATGATCGAGATGGAGAATGAAGATGAGGTATCACTGCTAATTGCTAATCACAGCGGCACTACAGATATTGCATTTAAGCGTGGCCGTATTGTTGCCAGTGAGGTATTTGCGTGAGCCTTGCTACTTCGCTACGGAAGACTGCTAGTAAGCTGATGGGCAAGTTTGGTGGTGTCGCCACCATCCGCGCTGTCAACACCGGCGCCTACAACCCAACAACTGGTACCGTCAGCGAAACCACAGCTGACACCACAGTGCGCGGCGTGCTGGAAGATGTCAACCTGCGCGAGGTGAATGATCTAATCCAAGCCAAGGACAAACGCTTGCTGATTGCTGCAGCGGATGTCAGCGCAGCACCGACTACTGCTGATGAGGTGCTGATCAGCAACACCACATATCAAGTGATCCGCGTTACTACGATTGAACAGGACAATACTGCGATCACTTACGAGCTGATCATTCGAGGCTGATGGCACGCACGATCCGGGTTGCTGATATCGGTGATTACGCCCAGCAGCAGTACGAAAAACTGCTGCGTGTTGCGGTGTTAGAAACAGATCGTCGCGTTAAAGAGTCAAGCCCTGTAGACCTAGGCCGGTTCCGTCTCAGCTGGGCGATTGGGCAAAATGCCGCGCCATTTCAAGGCGTGCCAGAAGGTGATTATCGCGGTCAACCCGTGCCACCACCGCGTGCAGTGAACTATACCTTTGGTACTGAGCGCATGGGCAATATCTACAGCGTGCACAACAACTTGCCGTATGCAGAGAAGCTGGCCATAGCACCGCCCGGCTTCGGCGTCAACGAGAAGGAAAAGCGATACAACCCGTATCGTGAAGTGAAGAACTGGGCATCACCTGGCGGTGGCAGTAGCATCCAAACCGATGGCCCAGGCTGGGTGCAGCAGATCGCTAAGGACATCCAAGGTTTTGTCCGCGTCAACGCTGATCGCATCGGGAGGCAGTCATGAGCTACAACACCATCCGCGCTGCAATTGAAGGGCGTATTGCGACAGAGATGGCTGCAGCGCCGTCCTATCCGGTCAGCTATCAAAACGTACCATTTACGCCGCCAAACAACACACCGTGGGTGCAGACCTTCATTCGCTTTGGTGACAACAACTATGCCACGCTCAAAACCATCAACCGCCAAACCGGCACGCTGGTGGTGAACGTCTTCACGCCGCAAGGGCAAGGTGCTGCATTGGCGTTTGGAATCGCCGAGCGCATCCGCGCCTTATTTGATCGCCTCACGCTGTCCGGCATCATCTTTGATGCAGCCTCCGGTCCATCGCAAGTGGTGCCAGCAGCGCCGGAGCCGTACTACCAGACGCAGTTGACGGTTACATTTGAAGCGTATTTAGACTGACCGTAGCCACTACCGTTCACAACATGGCTGTTACTGTTTTGTCCGGTACGTCCGGCGCCCTTTACTACAAACCCGCCGGCACCACTGGCACGTTTGGCACTGCTGGTGTCAGCACCGGTGATGATGAGATCACCATTGACCCGTATCTGAACTTGCAGGTAGGCGATCCTGTGGTGTTCAGTGTCGTCAACAGCCAAACCGGTGGTTCTGGCACTGGCACGCTGCCTGCTGGCATCAGCGCTGCTACGACCTACTACGTCATTGCTTACGCGCCGGCGACTGGTGTGCTGCAAGTGTCTGCAACCGCCGGTGGTTCTACGATCACCATCACAGACGTTGGCACCGCTGCGGCTCCTAACGAGTTCCAAGTTGCCTACGCCGACTATGCCGCTGTCGGCCAAGTGCAGTCCTGGAGCTTTGAGATCAGCCGCGCCGAGATCGACGTAACCACCATCGGTCAAACCGCTGGGCAATACGCGCCTTTCCGCGCTTACATCCCTGGTTTCGCTGATGGCAGTGGCTCCGCTACGGTCTACGTCACCAACGAGGACACCGCACTGTCCAATCGCATGGTGGAAGACGTGCTCCAACGTCAGCAAGCTGGTTGTGCCTTCAAGCTGTACACCGACAAGCAAGGCACTGAAGCACTGAGCCGTAGCATCGCAATGGATGCAGTGCTCTTGACCGCTAGCCTCAACATCAACCCTGACGACGCGCAGCAAGTTGAGATCACATTCCGCCCAACCGGAATGCCAACCTTCGACTTCAGCACTAGCGCTTGATAAAATGGTGGTCTCGGGTATACTGAGGCCACCTCACTATTGACTATGGCAATCTCCGCGCTTTCGCGTCTCAAGAAGGCCGCTAATTTCACGCCAACCAAGCGTGTGGTGACGCTCAGTGATGGCAGTGTGTTTGAGATGTGGGTGTCGCCGCTCAGCATGGCAGAACGTGAGCGTGCGCAGAAGATGCCAAGCGGCGATGATGCCAATGGCTTTGCGCTGAACCTGCTGGTTACCAAAGCGATGGATGACACCGGCAAGCGGTTGTTTCAAACTGGTGAGATCGCAGAGCTGAAAAACGAAGTGGCTGATGCTGATCTTCAAGCGCTGATACTAGCCGTGATCCAGAACCCAGAGGAGCAAGAAGCCGACATGAAAAGCACTGAAGCTTGAGCTGCGCAAGGACAACTTGCTGCTGCTGCAGCTTGGGGTGGCCAAAGAACTGGGTTACAGCTTGGCCAAGCTAAACCAAGAAGTAACGCTAGAGGAGCTTTTGATATGGTCCAGCTACTTTGAAATCCAAAACGAAGAGCAAGACCGTAAACTGAAGCAACGCCGTAGGTAAGCCGTGTCTGTCGTTGCCAACGTTGCGATTAACGTTGACGCGCGTGGCGCGGCGCAGAAGCTGGAAGACTTTCAACGTAAGTCGCAAGCGGCTAGCAAGGCGGCAGATGGGCTCGCTAAATCTGCGAAATCAGCCGGAGATGCAGTTGCAAAGGCTGGTAAGGATACAGAGCGCACTAGCCAATCTTTCGGCAAGCTAGGTAAAGCAGCCGGTGGCGCATTGAAAGCGCTTAGCGGACTGCGAGGCGTCTTGGCAAGTATTGGCGCAACAGCCGCTGTCAGCAAGGCATTTGGTGATGCGCAAGCATTGGCGCTTGCCCAAAAACGACTAGCAAGATTGACGCAAGAATATGGACAATTTGTAGGTGCACAACAAGAGGCTCAAAGGCTCGCTAGTAAGTTTGAAGTAAGCGTGACGGATACTGCCGGTGCACTGGGCAGCCTTGCATCAAGGCTTGGTGCGCAAGGTAGATCGCTGGATGATATTGTCGCGGTTTACGAAGGTCTTAATTCTGCCCTTATTGCAACTGGAAGAAGTTCAACCGAGGCTGCAGCAGCATCATATCAACTTTCGCAAGCGCTAGGATCCGGCAGTTTGACTGGTGACGAACTGAAAACAATCAGTGAAACACTCCCTGAGCTTCTCAATGAAGTAGCAAAAGCGGCTGGTGTATCCAGCTTGCAAATCAGGGAACTTGCCAAGGATGGTAAGTTAAGCGCAGATCTAATTATTCAAGCCACAAAACAACTGCGCGACAAATACAGTCAAGATGTAGCAGCAAACATCACTGCAACGCAAAAATTCCAAAACGCATTAGGGGGTTTATCGGAAGCCATTGGCACTGAACTGGCGCCAGCTATCACCGGGCTGTTAAAAGCCGGCACTGAAATATTGCAACTATTTGGTAAGCTACCCGGCCCAGTCAAGACATTGATTGCCGCAATTGCTGGATTAACTGCAGCATTTATTGCGTTAGCGCCAGCAATCAGCGCTGTTGCTAGCTTGTTGAGCGGCATAACAGTAGCAGGTTTAATCGCTGCTGGGCCTTGGTTTGCGCTTGCTGCTGGTATTACCGCTGCAGCCGTTGCGCTTGGCAGTTATCAAAGGGAAGCCGAAAAGGTGGCCGGCGCCGCACGCGAAGGCGGCGCGGCTGATGTCGCTAAGGCTCGCAACTTGGCCGTTCAGAAGCAGCAGTCGATCAGCTTGCTTGAGCAGCAACGTAAAACGGCAACTGGGCGTGAGCGTGCAAATATAGATCGGCAACTGGCTCGCGCTCGCAAAGATTTGGCCGAGCTGAAGGCATCAATTGCAGTCGGTGGTCGCACTGCTACGCCGCCTGTTGTCCCGCCAACGCCAACCCCTAGCGACGACGCCACAAAAGGTGGCAAGGGCAAGGCCGCTGATCAAGAAGCCCAACTGCAAGCCCGGTTGCGTGGCCTGCAAATTGAAACGCAAGGCACACTTCAACTTGCACTAATCAAAGGCAAAATTGCCGAAGCCGAAATAGCTGGCAACAAAGAGCTAGCCATACGCCTGCAAGGTGAACAACGCAATCAGCGGATCCTTCTTGATCTACAGCGTTCACTGGAAGGCGTCACTGATGAACGCGAACGGCAAGCATTGCAAGTTAAAGCACTTGCCGACCTAGAAGCAGCTGGAATAGAAACCGCAATCGACATGGAACGGCGGCGGCTGGAAGTAATCAAAGAGCAAAACGATGAGCTGTTCAAGCGTGCTGGATTCACGCCGCAAGACAAGATGGGCGAAGGTGCTGGCGCTTTTGATCCATCACTGCCGGACTTGCGCGTCAGTCCAGCCGAGCAGCAGATGGCGAAATATCGCAAAGAACTAGATGAGCTAACCAAGCCAATCAATATGGCAATAACCGGTGCCAATGCTATTGGTGACGCCTTTGGTCAAGCATTCCAAGACATCGCAACCGGCGCCAAGTCTACGCAGGAAGCGCTGGCTGATGTGTTCAAAGGCATTGGCCAAGCATTCATTCAAATGGCGGCAGAAATCATTGCAAAACAGCTTGCGATGATTGCATTCCAGACTATTCTTAAGGCACTCGGCGGTGGCGGCAGTTTTGGCTTCAGTGGCGCAGGTCCAGCGCAACTGCCCAGTGGACCTGGATTTGCCGAAGGATTCAATCTACCGAAGCTGTATGCCGAAGGCGGCTATGTCACTGGTCCAACCAATGCGCTGATCGGCGAAGGCGGCGAATCCGAGTACGTCATCCCCGCCAGCAAGATGCCTGGAGCACTGGCGCGTTATGCCTCCGGTATGCGCGGCGGCAGCGTAATTGATGGAGCAGTTTCCGACAACCGCAATTTCTTGGATGCCCTAACGACTGGCATCAGCAATTCCACGGTTGATGTCTCTGAGTCCCAAGATGCGGTGGCAGCAACACGCGCTTCACTACGCGAGACCGAACGCCTCCGCGAAAACCGGATGCAAATCATGAGCCAGCAATCTGAGTCAGAGCGCCGTTATGAGCGCGAGCGCATCGAGCAGATGGCATCGACACCCGGCAACCTCAACATCAAGTATGAATCCCAAGTCATCAATAGTGTGGAGTACGTCACCCGCGAT